GAACCGGTTGAAGAATACCCGATGGTAACGTCCCCATCGGTATCCATGTAGGCTTCGGTGAAAGGACCGATCATCCGTTCTCCCGATGCCGGGACAGCCACAACCTCGTCCGAGATCGTGACGCCCCCGACGCCAGCAACGGTGGCGGAAGTCTTCACAGCCGTGATAGTCACGTTGATCGAACTCCCGCTGCCGTTCTTGACGTGCAGGAACACCCGTTGACCGGTGTTGACCTTCACAGTGTCCGACGAGTTCACGGCGGAATAGCTCGGGTTCAACCCGGTCGGGGCAATGTCTTGCAAAGTCAGTGCAGCCATTTGGGCCTCCTGTTACGCTGCGGTCCAGGTCAGTTCACCAGCGGACTCAAAAGTCATGGAGAACGTCGCTTCGCCGTTGTGTTCGCCGGCATAGTCGATAGCCCCGACCTGGAAGGCACCTTCGATGGTACCGAAATCGGGAACAATGAACTGGTAGTCCACATGGGTGCCGGCGAAGAAGTAACCGCGAACGTCTTCCTCCCCTGCACTGTCCTTGAACACACCGGAGCCGGTAATCGTCGCAGAACGAAGACCAGCACCAGCCAGCAGTTCACGCCAGCGGTTTGCTGAGTCGGAGTCCGATACGTCGACCGTCTCCGCATTGAGTGAAATCGACTTCGAGCGCATGCCACCGATGGTGACGAATACACCAGCGCCTGTCGAGTCCACCTTGATGAGCACGTCCTTGCCAGGTTGTGCAGCCATGTTAAGTCTCCTCTGTTATGGCACGGAATAGCCCGATGCCGTGGTAAAGTTGACCATCACGCATCACCTGCTTCGAGACCCGGCGAAGGTTCACCAGGTTGTGGTCAGTCAATGAGTAGCCGGTCGGGTTATCATGCAGCAGCTCATGGACCCGCCGCAGGATTTGGTTGGTACGCTTGGAGCCTTCCTTGTCGTCCCATATGTGGACATAAACGGAATGCTCCTCGCCGTCATCAGTCGAAGTGTCCCACTCATCGGAGTCCGTGATATGGATAACGATGTAGGGCTCTTTGGTTTTGCGGGGAACGAAGTTGTAAATCCGATCACCACAGAAGGTGCCGATTGTCGCGTCAGCCTTGAACGCGGCAGTGAAGGCGGAGATCAGTTGGTCTGCTGCATCTTCAGCCATTAGAGCCCCCTCTTGATTGCATCTTGTATTGCCGTTATGATCCGCTCACGCCACCGAGTCAGTGCTGGACGCAGAAACGGTCGAGGCAGCATATGCTTGGTCCCATACTCAAGTTCATTCGCATAAGGTGCCGATGCACTCAGCGTCAAGTTGAACTGAGTGGGATCAACGTCCACCTCAATCGAATTGGCAAGCATGCCCCGATCATTCGCAGGAACCTCGTAAGGGGCTGACGCTTGGTGGATACGTTCGGGATGGTAGCGCTTCACGATCTTGCCTGAACGTGCCCCAGTCCGGATGCTCCGTTTTACATCTTCCTCCATCGGAGTAGCGATACCCCTCAAACCGACGATGGTTGCAGCTTGGATATCAAGCGGCATCTTCTTGACCTTGGCTTGGAGGCGTCCCATGTTTCTGACGCGGACAGTGATAGGAGGCATTACATCGGCCCTCCTTCTCTCAGCACCAGGATCAAGAACTCGCCCAGGTTGTCAGGGTCCACCATGCTTTCGACGTAATAGTCGATGGTGCTGCTGCCGAGGACACGACGAAGCGTCATTCCTTCCTTGATAAGTGTATTGTAGCGAAGCCAGCAGCGATGTGTCGTCAACTCGGTGTATTGCTCACCCCATTGACGCTCACGCGCTGTTACTGGCTCGATATGACACCAATAGTTGCCGATATGGTCAGCACCCGATGGGTCACTCCGATCAAAGCCACCCGAACCGTCATCAACACGGTTGGTGGCGTAGACCCGAATGCGGTGACGCATCTTGCCGATATCAAACATACGTCTCTTCATAGCCGTTTCACCCGATACCGATTGAGGATCGACTGGGCATGGAGCGGTGCAGCAGCCTGGTTCTGATCCGATTGCGTTTTGACGAACTCGCGGTTCTCATACCAGTGCGCCGCAATCATCTTGACTGCCTGACGCAAGGGAGCGGGCACATCGGTTGCAGCAGCGCCATAGCCTGCGACATACTCGATCTCAATCCCGTTGCGAGTTCGGGTGAAGCTGGGCCACACAGTGCCGGTGTTCAGGATGATCTGACCGGGCGTGGCGTTGGTGTCCGCGAAGTAGTTCGAAGACGCAAAGACTGTGGACGAATTGTCATCGTCATAGGTGGTCACCGAAGTGATCGAGATAAGAGGTCCCATCGGCAGCTCAACGAAGTTCGGAGCTCCCATTGTGATTGATCCCTCACGAACTCCGTCCCACCAACCGAGGCCGTCGCCTTTTGAGTTGCCGGGCCAGGTGTCCATGACAAGAGTCCAGGACTGGGTGATAAGAGCACGGCGGGTGAACTCCTCCACATATTCACGAGCCGCCGTGATCAGAGTATCCAGGAGATCGCCCTCTTCCGCAGCAAGAACGCCATCACCGCGAAGGTGGGCGTCCAGCTGTTCCGTTGTGACCGGTTCGGTCGCAGGATCGGTTGTTCTTTTATTTGAGTGCATGTCAATCTCCTTTGAGGTTGGGGATCAGCATCCAGGGAGGAGGATAATGCTGACCCCGCACCACCAGCGAAACGAGGATTACGCAGGCGGGTTCGAAGCCGGCGCTTCATAGGGTTCAAGCAGCGCCAGGACCGCGATGGGCGCGTTGCCCGTGTTGGCCGTGTCGTTGTCGATCTCGATGGACGCATAGTCCTGCGAGCCCTTGTAGCCGATCTTCCGGCATTCACCGTCGCTGTCGAACTGGAAGCCTGCGAGTGCCTCGGTACCGATCAAGTCCTTGTCCGCCACAGCAGTGTGAGCCGACTGGGTCGAGGTCGAGCCTTCATGGACAGTCACGGTCCAGGTTGCATCTGCATCGGCGAGAGTGCCGAGCAGAACGATAAACGTGCAGGACTTGTAGCCCCGGACGTCAATCGCAGCCGACAACAGCGAAGAGCCGTCGGTAACCACCTGGGGCGCGATTGCAACCACCGGGTGGATGTTGTTCATAAGGTCCCGTTTCATGGGTATCTCCTTTGTCTGAACGATTGAAGTAGGCGAGGGCGCTCATTCGCCCCTACCCGGTGGTGGATCAGGACGTGCCGAATTTCAGCAGCTTGATCGCATCCCAGTGAGCAATACCGCCACCCACACGCTTGGTCGTGTAGAACTGGATGTAAGGCTTCGACGAGAAGGGATCGCGCAGGACCCGGGTGCCGATGCGGTCAACGATCAGATAGCCGCGGCGGAAGTCGCCGAAGGCAATCGAGAACGAGTCAGCGCCGATATCGGGCATATCCTCGAGCTCAGTGATCGGGTAACCGTTCAGCGTATCGGGCTGACCTTCACGCATGTTGGTGTGCCACAGAGGCCGGCCATCAGCGTCACGGATTTTCATCATCTCCGCAACCGTGGCGCGGTTCATGGTGAAACGTGCGTTGCCGCGGAAGGTCGGTTTCAGCGAGTACACCAGGTCGATGATGTTGGTCGCCTCGTCGCCGTCGGCAGTCGAGAGGAAGCCGCCGGATACGCCAGTGGCGACATAGCCGGTTTTGCCCCAGGCCCAGGAAGCATTCGCCACCTTCGTCCCCTGCAAGAAGCCGGTGGGCTTGTTCGCGCCGTTGCCGTTGACGAACGCAGCACCCTCTTCCTGAGCGAACTCGATGGAGACCTCGTCGGCCAGCCAGTTCTCGATGTTGATGGCCGAGTCATCCAGGATGGACTGCGTTGCCGAAGGATTGGCATACAGTTCCATGACCGGATATTCCTGCACGGCCAGGGTCGGGGTATCGGTGTTCGGACGCGACTCCTGTTCACCAACCCAGCCGCTGGTCGCACCGCCCTTCGAGGTCCGGCGTTTGTAGGACGCGGTCGAGACCTGGACAACACGGGCAATCGGACGCACCTGCGAGATTTCCGTGATGACGCGGTCGATGGCCGTTTCCGTCTGCACCGGTACCGTATAGCCGCCGTCGGGGTCGGTGCCCACGCTCAGCGTCTTCGCTTCCATCTCGACCAGTTCGGACGACTCGACACCTTTGCGGAAGAAGCGTTCGAAGTGCTTCTTGTGCTCGACCTGCTCTTCGGTGAGCTGGGTCTTGGTGCCGTCGACCATGGTCATCATGGGGCGAGCTTCGGCCAGACGCAGGTTCTCGATGGACTTCTTCAGAGTAGCAATCTCGTCAGCCATCTTTTGGCCAGTGACCTTGTCCAGCGGATCGACTTCGCCTTTCTTCTTCAGATCAGCGATTTCCTCGTCGGTCTTGGTCATGAAGGCCTGAACCGTCCTGTCATAGGCGTCCAGCTGCTTCTTGATTTCGTTGGTGTCCAGTGCGGAGTTTGCGCCACCGTCACCACCGTTGCCCGTCGCGTCCTTGACTTCGAGCGAGCCCTCGGGATACATGAGATCTTTCATGCCGTTCTCCTTTTCAGGGTTTCGTTCATCTCACGGATACGTTCCGCAAGATCTCTAAGCCCGTCGCCAGGGTCGCCCTGTGCGTCGGAAGTGTTGGCGGCATCCCAGCCACCTGCAATGAGCTTCACAGCCATCGCATTCGGCATGCCTGCGTCTCGCAGTACACGTTCCACAGTTCGCTTGTCCCAGTCGCCCTTGACCGAGGTAACTGTCGCGCTTTGCAGCATCGGGAAGGTAACAAGCGAAATCTCCCACAGATCGAGTTCCTTCAGTTGACGGAAGCCAGTGGCATCGTCGCGAAGTGCCTTGATCGTGCGGTAACCGATAGACAGACCGTCGATGACGCCTGCCTTCATGAGTTCATGGGTCTCCCGAGCCTTCTGCACGGCAGATACCAAAAGACGACCGCGGACCTTCAGTCCAACGGCGTCCTCCTTTACCTCGTCCCACACACCGATGGGTGAGGAAGGATCGTGTTGCCAGAGCATCTTCACCCCCGCAGCACCTTTGCGTTGTTTCAGCGAGTTTCGGAAGGCGCCCTTCATGACCACGTCACCACCTTGGTCACGGTCACCGAACTTCGAGGCGTATCCTTCGAACTCGCCCTCTTCTGACACCTCTTTGAGATCGAGTTGACAGAATTTCTCTTCGACGTTCTGTGTCATGGACGGTTCCTTTCGTGCGGCATATTAAGCCAGATGGGGCATTTTGGCAACCCTTGTCAGTTTCCCCGAGTTTGAATGTAGGCCCAAACAGCCGCGATAACGCCGCCCGTAAGAACCGTGGTGATAGTGACCAAGATACGGGAGCCGATTGTTTCCGAAGTTTTGCGGTACTTCTTGACCCAGCTTTGGTTCTCCCGAAAGTCGTTGATGTGGTCGAAGTCATTAATGTCGATCCCCATCACTTTGAAGGTTTCAGTGATCGCCTCCTCCGTGGCCACCTTGACCAGCTCACGAATTGCCTTCTGCTCCTCTGCCGAAAACTCGGACAGCATGGCTTTGATTTCGGCTTTATCTGCCTCACTCATCATCTCTGTATCTCTCCGTTGACTACCAGATGATAGAGTGCCGTGCACCGACAGTTCACCACCTGCTTTGCTGATGCGGTTGGATCACCGGGATATTGCATCGACTCGCCTCCAACCGAAAATGGCTCTTCGATTTCCCGGGTTTGCCCATCAGCTGCAGTATGATCTGGGCGCGTTTTAACGTCATCTACTGCGGCCCATTCTTTGACCAGCCTGACGCCAAGTGATCGAGCAGCCTCCCATGCGCCCCGTTCAAGCGCAGTGTGGGTTTCTGTTCGAGCAATTCGTAGGGCACTGCCCTTGGTGTTGATGATACGGAGAACCCCGGCCCGGATTTCGGCATCGGACAGACCGGAGGAAAGCTGTTCTTGGATTTGACCTCTTAAGTACTCGGTAATAATGCGGGCTCTTTGGTCCGAGTAACCTCGTAGCCATTCGCGGATCGCCTCCATCATGATATCCATGGAAGCTTTGGTCGAGAAATGTTGTAATGCGCTGGTTCCGGACTCCCCGGCGACGTGAATGCCATATCGGAATATGATCGAAGATAGCTGACGCTCGAACTGGGACACGCTTTCATGCAGCAACAAGTACTGATTTGGGACCCAGCGAGCGTCGACTTCGCGAGCCAGGAGCGTTAGTTTGCGTTGAATTGCATCAGTCATGCGCTTTTCGTGCTTCAACAGCAGCTGGCTGATCATTTTGATCCGGCGTTTACGACTCATCGGCATCGGCATCCTCCGGCTCTTTGAACGGATCGTCATCGCCAGGAGCCCCGTCGTTGGGTTCAGGGGCGTCTGCATCACGCGGCACTTCGTTCATCGGTGCCCAAATCGCCTCACCCACCTTTCTATCTTTCGCCTTGTCGTAGCCGATGGCTTCACGCTTCTCGTCAAGGGTCAGGACAGTCGACTTCTCGACACGTTCCCACAGCTCCTTGCGTTCGTCTGCCAGTGCCTCGAGTGTGTCGAGATCGGTGACGACCTCAAAGTCCTCGCCGTAGGTGGGTTGGAAGAATGCGGTCAGGTCACCACAGACATGAGTCACGAGCGGGATAACGGTTTGACGATACAGCGCCCGCACTGCCTGACTGTAGTTGGTGTAGGTGTTGTCACCCGGGATACCAAGAAGCTGCGGAGGAACACCGAAAGCAAGAGCAATGTCCCGTGCCGACGCTTGTTTCGCATCGGTCTGCTCCATGTCTTTCGGTGCGAGCGACATCTCCTTCCAGTCTAGCCCGCCATCGAGTAGCAGGGGCCGGCCAGCATTCTTTGGCCCCATGTACTTTTCCTCCAGCTCTGCTTTCAGCCGAGTGAACTGCTCATCGGACAGTGCTTCGGTGCCTGACTCACCACCGCTATAAACCAGGGCACCGGAAGGTCTCGCACCGTTTTCGAGGAGCGACTTGCTGAAAGCGTTTGACTGGTTGTGGACGTCAATCGAGAAGGCCGCAGGTTCCACAGGGCTGAGGCCGTAATGATCGTCGGTTGGATGGAATTCTTTGATGTGCAAGATCGGCAGCTGACCAGTTGCTTCCGCAGTGATCGAGTAGACGATCTCCGTTTGACCAACGGTGTAGATGTACTTGGAGGGGTAGCCTTTTGGTCCAACGGCGATCTTCATCCGGTCAGGGCGAAGCGAGAACAGCTCACGGACGTCGCCGTCGAGCAGAATGGGTTCGATGTAGGAGTTACCGGACAGCAGAAGGAAGGAGTAGATGCGGGTCAAGAGCTCTTGGCGACTCTCGAAGGGATTGGGGCGCTTCATCAGTTTCAAGAACGGATGTTCTTCGAGGTTCTTGCCGTTCTCCCTGACGATGAAGGGCATCTGGGCGGCAGCTTCAGCGACAAGACGGACACACCGATAGGAGACGGCGTTCATCTCGTATGACTCTTTGGCAAGCTTGTCGTACTGTCTCGGTGTCCATGTCGGACGACCAAGCGTCTGCAGGTGGATCGCTCGACCTGTCTTGGACGCCTTTGTATCCCGGGGTTGTGTCATCTGCATGGGTGGTTCTCCTACGTCTGTGTCCCAACCACTGTCCCGTCTGTACTAGACGTGGGGGCCCCGTTCTTAATACGAAGGTCGCCGGCGGAGTCGACCCAGATATGGTAGTTGCCGAGACGGAGGTGGCCTTCGTCCCAGTCGCCGCCGTCAATGGTTAGGTCCCAGTTGTTACTGATCTGAACACCCTCCTTCCCGGTATCTGGCTGACGATAATCGCCGATCCGAATTCCACGCGCACCGCCCACAAGGAAGTACTGATTGGCTGTGTCGTCTCTGAAGTTCAATTCCGCAGCATCCGGCCACACGGAAATTGTGTTCCCCCCCGACCTCAAAAACCGGAGATACCCGCCCACGCCGCTGCTGTTCATCATCATACGAATGTCGCGGTGCTGATAAAGGTCAAACGTTTGCACACGTCCATACCCCACTGCCGCCGGAATAGTATTCGACGCAACCGTGTCGTCCAAATACCAATTGGTCGGAGTGTTGTCGCAATCTAGCCGCATATCAACACGCGGTCCCGACCCGCCAACCTTGCGAACAATGCTGTTTGCGGTCCCGCTTACCGTGCGGCCTGAAACCATCAAGAAACAGTTGTTTGTCGTGTTGATTTCGATCAGGTCTTTGCCGCCGACGCCTTCCATTCTCTGATTTAGGAACAGCACGCCGGACCCGGAAAAGGCGCTGGTCAGTTCCATAATGCCGTTTGTTCCAACATCGTGATTGCCATTTTCAAAGACGTACTGAATTACGTTGCCGTTAGCATTGATCTTGATATTTCGATCAGCACAGCCGGTAGTGTATAAGAATTCAGAACGCATGTATGATCCACCGTCGATGAATAGTGCATGGTCAGATGTTCCACCGCCGCTGATAAACGCACTCACCTGAAACGCATTATTCACGTCCTCGCAGCGAACCACGCTATCAAAAGCCGAAGTCGTCTCCACCCGGATATTGTGGAGGCCACCCCAAGAGTTATCTGACTTGTCAAAATCAATGCCATACAGAGCCGAAGTTTTTTCCACCCGCAACCTGGCGGCATACCAGCCGCCAAGCCCCATAAGAAGCGGATGATTGTGCGCGCTAGTGAATTGTAACTCAGAAATATAGTATTGAGAAGCTGCGGCAGGAAACGCCAAAACATAGTTCTGCATTCCCGCTGCAACTGCCGCTGCCGCTGCCGCCAAAATCGCCGGGGTGTTGTCGGTTACATTGTCGGCCACCGCACCCCACTCTTGCATGTTAATTACGATTGGACGGGCTAGAGGAAAACCTCCTGATGTTGCCCCATCATGGATAACAGGAACTTTTTTATCTGTATCGACAGTAATCTCACCTAATGCACCCGTGAAGGATGCATGTTCAGAGGTAGTACCCCTGCGTTTCTGAACCTGGAGAAAGGACCCTGTTAAGCCTCCTTGATCAGTGATTGAAGAAGCACTAGTAGCTGCCGCTGAGGCAGACGATGCCGCCTGACCAGCATAGACCAAAGCATTTGCTTCTGCTTGCTCAGCATCGGAGAGGGTGGGAGGAGGTGAAGTATCAATGTGATCCCACATGTTGATCGGGCCAGCCACATCAGGGACAGTCAAAGTTCCCATGGGTAGAGCAGGGTCTTGCTCACGGGGGGGCACCAGGTAGACATAGTAGACTGTGCCCGCAATCCCTCGAGCATTTGGCCAGAGCTGAACGTCAATGTTTCCACCAGAGGGGATAGTGTAGTAAATATCCTCCGGAACCACCACAGCAGAGTCCTTGTCCCACTGTCGAAGCTGGAACTTGAGTCGATAGCCCTCAGCAGAGGTGTCAGTAGGGAGAGTCACAAGACCCTGAACTGAGATAGTGGTAAAAGCCATGGCGAAATCCTTTCGCTGCTATCATATGCCAACGAAGGGGGCAACGTCAACTGCAATTATGGCTTACGTAATGTGCGTTATATTACGTTATAAGCGGCGAATACGCGGATCAGACTGTTTGCGGCCACTGAGTTCGGCCAGTGCCCATACAAGAGCATCCATGCGGTCCGGAGACTTACCTTCCACAGTTCCGGACGGATCAAAGTCGCACATCTGATCTTCCAACTCGCTGAAGGTGCCCGCATGATGTACTCGACCTTGCTCGTAAAGCCCGGCGATAGGTTCAGCGCGTATCCACTTGCCCTTGGTCGCCTTGACTTGCACGACTTTGACTGTGGGATCGACGTTACGGATGACGTTTTCGGCCATATCGCCACCCTGATTCGTCTCGATCACGATAGCGTTAGCCTGGTGTTTGTAGTACAGGCTGACTGCAGCAGCGCCCCATTTCTCGGGTGAGCGACCTTGAACCGTACCATCATGCTCGACATAGAAGTGGGCGTGGTTCGTATTCGGGATATCACGGCTTGCAACGATGATACCACACTCGTCTGATTTCTCGTTTCCGGTGATGGGCGGGTCCACAGCCACGACGGTCATCTGCAAATCTTCCGGCATCTGCTTCGACGGAATGCGGTTTTGGTCGATGATCGGCTGATGGAACAGAGCGTTCGGGTTGTCGTCCAAGATTTCAGCACCAAGTTCCTGACGACCGAGGCGAGTGCCCTCATACCGACTGACGATAGCTTCCCGGAATGAGCCGGCAAGGTTGTCGAGGTTGTCGTAGGTGTGACCTTTGGTAATGAGAGTGGACTTTCGAGCAACAATCTCCTTGAGCAGCTTTGTGGGCTTAGGGGTTGTGGTGATGCACTGGACAGGACGCTTACCAAGACGAAGACCAAACTGAAGTTGGTCCCACGTCTCTTGCTGGTAGCGCCATTTGCAGAGTTCGTCGAGCCAAGCGGCGTCATGCTGTGGACCACGAAGGCTTTCGGGGTCATCGGCCGAGAAGATCGTCGCTCGAGCTCCGTTCGGCCAGGTAAGACGTCTCTTTGAAGGCTCATAATTAGGTTTAAACCAAGGAGGGCTGATGCCGAGGATACCACTTTCGCCCTCGACCATAACGTCCCGGGCATCGCCGGCGTCTTCAGCGACAAGTGCAATCCGTTTATACCCGCGGTTCTCAACCAGATCACGGACCCACTCAGCTCCTGATCGTGTCTTGCCAAAGCCGCGACCTGCGAGAATGAGCCACGTAAGCCACGACGTTGTGCTGTTGAGGGTGGGCAGAAGCTGCTGGGGACGCGCCCAAAATGACCACTGGTACTGAAGCAGCATGGCTTCTTCGTCAGTGAGGTTGCTGAAAAGCTTGACCAGGTCTTCCGGATCGACTTCGTCACGGAGCTGATGCAGGGAGAAGTTCGCAAGGCTCATTCTTCCACCTCGTAATCTGTAACGTCGATCACATCGGGGTTAGTAGGCGGCAGCTCAGGCACTTTGACGCCGAGCATAGTTGCCATCTTGTCGACCAGTTGCTCTGCAGCGCCTTCGAACTTGTGGACATGGTCGACTGTCTGCCGATCACCGAACTCTGTGGGCATCCGGGACTTAGCAAGAAACATCAGAAGGCTGTCGGAGTACTCCTGCTTGTGCCCAACGACTTTGCCGTCGTGGTAGATCGCTCGTTTGACGCCATCAACGCCGCGCCGTTTGATCTCCGCCCGGATCACGTCATCGCCATCGGCTCGAGCGTCCTGGTAGGCTTCTTCAAAAGCCGGGTCCTCTTTGCGCCGCCGCTGGAAGTATTTCGTGCCACAGCCGCAGGCAGCTGCAGCGTCTTTGTTGGTGAAGCCTTCACGGATCAGCGCAAGATAGCCCTCGCGCATCTCGGTATCAAAGCGCCCTTTGTCGTAGTGCTGCTTCTGTTTGATCTTCAGGGTCTTGCCGTTGACTTTGATCTTGACGCGAGTGGGTGCTCGCTTGTCGTTGACCAGAGGCTTTCGGGTTTCTTGGGGCATGGGTCATCCTCGTTCGGTTTACGGCAATGTAACCGAGGAGACCCGAGTTTGTCAATGGCGAAGTGTTGGTGCTTGTCTACCGACGCTTTTTGTGACGGCGCCGCTTCTTAGGCTTTTGGTAATAGCGCGCGTATATGTTCTCTAGTCCTCGCGGGTCTGGGTGTTTGTGTATCCACAGGCCGGTGTCAGCTTGGAAATGCCGCTGGAAGAAACGATCCATTCGGTGATCGCCTGTGGCAATGTTGATTTCGGCAGCGATTAGCTGGGAGAGCTCATCGTAGGCTTTGTCAGACATGATCGGGCGGTGACCGTGCTCATAGGCCCAAGCAGCTACCGCTACTTTGATCCGGTTACGTCTGACAACTTCCGATAGATGGCCCCACTTAGCCATGCTCAGGCTCACAAAAATACTGGGCTTCGATCCCATCCTCTTGATAGGACTGAACGATTAGAGCCCCGTATTTATGGCAAACTTGCTCGTTCAGTACTGGGGCTTCTACTGAGCCGAAGCTAGTAATGATGGTTAAAATATATACCATAGTGTTTTCTCCTTTAACAGTAAATATAAGCGATCATAAGTGGGAGTGCAATACCGATACTCTGATTGCAGAGAAGCTAGGGAGCCAAAACCTTGGGGCTAGAGATCGGCACTCGTCCGCCCCGTCAGGGCCCCGAATATAAAAAACGCCCCCCGCCCGGTTAGGGCAGAGAGCGGTCGTAAATTGGGTGAGCGGGGGCACAGGGCCCCTCGCGTTACGCCAGCAGCGCGTCGATTTTGGCGCGGGTTGTTTTGTTGTCCTTAAACACGTGGCGCTGGCCGTCGTGGAACAGGGGCTCCCAATTGTCGATATTGCGGCGGATGCGGGCACGCAACGTCTTCGCGCTGATACCCTGCTCATCGGCAATGTCAACGGTGGTGAACGTACCGGCGGGGCGTGACGTTGCTGCCTTCGCCTTTGGTGCCGCTGCCTTCGCGGCCTTCGTGCTGCGGTAAACCTCGCCGCGTTGTGCCTTGGTGGGCTTCGTCGCCGTCATGGGTGCGGTGCGTTTGTTCACGCCGCGGGCACGTCCTGCCTTCACCTTCGTGACTTTACCTTCGGCAATGGCGGTGGTTACGGGGGTCATGTCATGTACTCCTGTTATCATGACGCGGGATTGCGTCGTTTCGATACATACAATATACGTCCGCGATATGTCAACACCCGATTGCAGATTATTTTATATTTCTCCGATTGCGGGATTTGCCATTGACATTGCGGCTGCATTCGGATATACGCGCGGGCGGGTGTGAGCGGCGGGGCCGTACCGTCTGCGTAGTGCCAGGGCCCTACCGTCTAGATAGAGTGCGGCCATACCGCCTAGGCAGAGCTACGGCCCTACCGTTATGCGGCCGCGCCCGCGTATGGCTGTGGCCCTGAGAGGTTGTTTACAGAAGGGGGGTAGGGCCCTAGTTACCCTTCCTCCCAGTACCCACAGGGGCTAGGCCCATTCTAAGTCCCGAGGCATCTTTTCCGCTAATGTGCCAGTCTCACTATACCTGATACGAACAAGACGTCCGATGATCCCAGCAAGTGTAGCTTCATCGCCATAGTCATCTACAACTTTCCGACCAAAGTCAGCTTCAGTGACAGGCTCACAGTTAATTTCTACTTTGATTTGCATCTACCATCTCCTTCATTCGATATATACACGATACAAGACTGCAATCGCTCAGTCAACAAGATAATTGAATAAAGATTGCTGTTTACTTCCTTGTCAATACGTGATAGACTTTAATTCGTTAGGAGATCACCGCATGATTACATTGAAACACTTGATGCAAGAGTTCAAGCTTGATAGCGGCAACTTGCTCAGAAAGAAACTCCGTGCCGGACTACCGATGCGCCGCAAGAACCAACGGTGGCAATGGCCAGATGAGAACGACCTTGATTATCTGGCAGCACGAGAAATCGCCAAACAACTATCGACGAAGGACGCCGACAATGCTTAAACCGCACAGCCCATCCTCACCAGCTCGACCGCCTGTAGAGCATTTCTACTTCACCGTCCGCACAGATGAAGGTGACAAGGTCCGCTTCTTCACACGTGGCTTCGGGGCCGAATACGCTGCACACTACTGGATCAGCGCCATACTCGAACACCCGGCTACGCAGAACTGGAAAGACACCAATACCCTCGTCCTCCAAGCTGACAACGGTTACACTCTCACTATCAAGGGCAGCCACCTTGAAGATATGATCGAATACCAACCCAACAAGGAAGAGAAGCAATGGACCCCACCATACCCGGACTCGGCACAACTGGAGAGACTGACGAGGTTCGAGACA